CATCTTTAATTGAGTCAACATAAAGTTCTGACCATTTTAAAGATGATTGACCCAAGGTATAACTGCTATCATCAAGAGGTCTAATCGCCGCTTTAGCAGTAATAGTCCCCGCTGCTATTTCAAGAGTTTTTGCAGCCGTATTACTAATTACATTGGTCTGACTCCCAGCTACGAAATATATTTTTCCTCCAGTTGTGCCATCCATTTCCCCGCGAATTAATCCGTAATTTGTTCCTTCGGCTCCAAAATAAACTCCTCCCAGTCTGTGGCCATCAGTAGCGGCAGCAGATTTACTAAAGATTAATCCAGCGTCTTCATTTACGCCCGAGCCACTTCTTTCCATTTTGATGGAAGAACCAACGAAGTTGCTACCTTCTACATGTAGTTTAGTTTCTGGGGCATTTGTTCCTATTCCAACTTTATCTGCTGAAGCATCTAAGAAAAATAAATTAATATCAGCGTCTCCCTCCATACGGAAATCAAGAGCCGCCGCACCATCCTCATTATATACAAGGCCAGCATTAGTGAATCTCAAAAGCTTATACTCATTATGATCCTTAATATAAGAGTTTAAAACTCCCATTCGCAACGATCCATCAATCTTAGCTATCGTAGTCTCTGCGTTTGATCCATAAACGTGAAGCTTACTTGCTGGAGCAGCTGTTGCTATACCAACATTACCACCAACAATATGCATGGTTTCGGTATCAGTTGCACCGACCATAGTGCTGAACGTAAGCCTTCCATCTTCAGACCCGCCAGTTACGTCATCGCTATACGCTTCAATAGTAGCGTATCGAGTATTATTATCTCCCGCATCATGAGCATCAAAACCGATCCACCCTGTTAAAGCTCCGTTAGTTTTTCGGTCTGTTCTGAGAATAAGCCCAACTTCTCCACTTCCATCATTTTCAAGCATTATCTCTTGGCCAGAAGCTGAATCTGTATATATATGCAAAGGTACAGCTGGAGTAAGTGTTCCTATACCAACTTTGCCATCACTTTTAATAGTCATGCGGGCAGTAGCAGAACCACCTGTAGCTTGAGTCTCAAACTCTAGTCGCGCACTATCTGTAGCTCCATCTTGGACACCTTTAATATTAGCAAGATCTGAGTCTACGTCTGTGTTACCAAACCTAACGTGGCCTAAAGTTCCAGTGGTATTACCAGTTGTCCTTGTGACTCCAATTATACCGCCGTTAGTACCGTTACCTTGGAGAGTGTAAACAGGATTATTTGTTCCTATCCCCACCAACCCTGAAGAAGTAATCCGCATCCGCTCAGTAATAGAATTCGAACCGTCTGGGGCAGTTGAAAAAACTAACCTACCCGGAGTGTCATCCGCTGCTGGAGCGCCGTCTATAAAACATTCTATAGCTCCCGGTGTATTTGAAAAATTTGCTCCATCATAAGCATGGTAATATACTCCACCGGCCCTATCCCCATTTAGAACTATAGTAGGAGAAGCATTAGAGCCTCGAGCTGAGGCTAAATGCATTGCCCCTCCATAAACATCAGCACCGCATCTTACGGTAACAATTCCTTGAGTCCCCAGTTGTTGTAATAAAGGCGTCCAGTTCCACTCTCCAAATGGCCCAAGCGCAGTAGAATCGCCTACCAACACTTGCTTAGCGTTAGTGATTGACATTGAAGCGACGCTGGAGCTTCCCGTGAAAAATTCTAAAGTATTCTCACCTGTCGCTCCGTCATTACCAATCTCGGCCCAGTTATTATTAGAATCATTAGCGATTTTATAACGAAGGTTTGTGGCACCACGTAACGTCATGTTACCTTTTACTTCGAGTAACTCTGACGGTGCATCTGTTCCTATGCCAACATTACCGTCTGCGCCATTTATAGTCATAGCGTAACTGTAAGTGCCTCCTGTCCTACTTAAAAAACGTAAATCTGTATCATTGTTAGTTGGGCCAATTAATCCATTTGTCCCGTCAGATCCTATATTAATACCATTATTGCCATCAGCAGGAGTAATACGTAAGATTTGATTGGTCATCGCTGTGCCATTAGCGGTCCCGTCACTGTTTACGTGAAGAGGAGTTACGGGAGCATTTGTCCCTATACCAACCTTACCCTCTTCGAGAGTAGTTGCCATATCACCGCCGTCATAACGGAACTTAATTGGCTGTTTGGTAATAGTAGTCCCATTGGCTTTTTTCATTTCCGCGCCAATGCACAAACCATCTGTCGTGCTCCAGCTTGGAGATGCAGAGTTTAAGGTAGAAAGTCTAATCACCTCGGGGACTTCATTATCTCCTACGGCGCTTTTAGTAATATGCAAAGGTGTAGCTGGAGTAACTGTTCCTATACCGACATTAGCACTTTTTATCACCATCGTCTCTGTATCAGTACCCGCAACGATAGTATTAAACTTTAAAGCTCCGTCTTCTGTACCGTCTGAAACATCAATGGCTTGAGCAACTATATTCGCATACTGTACGTCTTGTGAATTATCATTTCTCCCCTTGAAATCTAAAGTTCCTAAAAGGTCATTATCTGCAGGGCTTGCAGAGTTCCGATAAAAAATGACATCTGGGGCGTCAGCCGCTGCAGGATGAGTACTTTCGATTATTACTAAATCGCTATTAACAGTATCATAGACGTGAAGCTTAGCCCCCGGATTGGCCGTACCAATTCCTACATCGCCATTATCATAAATAGTTCCCGAAGTTAAAGTATCTTCATCAGACCAACGAGCTACATAGTTGGCAACACCTGAACCGCCAACACCAGACAAAACAGATTCAATAGATTTCCAATTAACGCCGGTTGTTCCCTCGTTAGTGAGAACCATGCCTCCATTACCAATAGAGTTATTAGAATCATAAATAATTCCACTCAGAGCAATGGTATTAACCGAGAGCTTACTCCCATCAAAAGTTAAGTTAGCATTTCCGCCAAAAGATCCCGCATTATTAAACTGAACTTGAGTGTTTGACCCTCCCGGAGATCCTCCTCCGCCTCCGCCTGCAAGCTGTGTCCATTCAGAAGCCCCTGCTACTGTCCTCTTTACAAATTGTGTTAAATTACCCGTGTCTATAAGATACCCACCGTCAAGAACTCCTGTCGGCTTGGTTTCTCCAGCCGCTATTGTGAATCTGTCTCCTGCGTATCTTGTTATTGCCATAATTATGAAAAACTAAAAGTTGCACCGTAAAAAGCCCCGCTTTGATAAATACCATCATTAGTATTAAAAAACATAGTAATTGTATGGGTGCCTGCAGATAAACTCTGAGTAGTTGAAAATTGACCTCCTACTGTAGTGTATTTTCTTCGAGTACTTTGTTCTACTACATTATCTAAGGCGTATCCCCCGTTAAGGTCTGAATAATTTGCCACGTTACCTAAATCGTTATTCAAGGGCGTGCTTAGATCCTGCCTAGACGGATTCGGGTTTGGACTCTGGGTTCCACCAGCATTAAAAAATTTACACTGATCCATATCCCATGGAATGAGTGTATTACCTACCAGCCAGTTGGTGCCGTTAGCTTGAGATGCTGATACTAAAGGACCATTACAAGGCGCAATCCCTCTGCAGATAACATTTCCATTAAGATACAACTGCATTTGATCCCAATTATCTGGACTAGTCGACGGCACACTATTAGACTCCCTTTCTCCTAACCCAGAGCATTTTATAGTTAAAGTCGAACTAGAAGTAAGCGTAAAAGTCCCAACGGCTTTCCCGCTTTGTATAAACTTATTATATGACTCTTCCTTTGTTGATAATAAAGGAGTATCTATATCCGGATCTACATAAAGGTAGTCAGATAGCCACTCCCAAGTTTTTACGTCTGCTTCAAAAAGCAGATCTATTTTCCTACCTTGTTCTTCTGTAATCCACGGATCAGCACGCTGCACATCATTAGGATATTGTACATTACCATCTAAATACCAACCAAAATAAGGAGCAGGAGAAGAAGTTGTCGTACCTAAAATCTCGCTATCATAATTTGGGTTAAAAGCAGTTCCTCCATTTTCTATGTAGTCCTCAAAAGGGAAATTACGGTCAGTCGTGACGTCCTCTAAACCATCCTCTAGCCCTAGACCGTAATATAAATTAAGATCCCACGTGATAGTAGGAGGCGCGCTTTCATCAACTCTATTATCTTGTTGATTCTTCCAAAATGCTGTTGGAAAATTTACTCCCATTAGTATGCATATCCTGTGACAGAGGAGCCAAATATCCCCGTGTTAATAACCGCAAAAGTATAAATATTAGTTTTCCTTCCACTTATTCCCGGAGTGGAATTAACTACGTGTTTAACCTCTTCAGATATCGGCGGGAATAGCACGTTACCTGTATTACTCCCTGACCTAAAATAAACAGTACAAACATCACTGTCTGAAGTTCCTGCATTAGCATTCTCTATGTAGAGGGTTAAGGTCTGACCTTGTTTTGGAGTGTTAGCCGTAAAAGTCATAAGAGCATTTGAGGTGAGGCTCCTATATTGTATATTACCGTCTCTCCAATCTATAGTATTGGTAGTAAGAGCAGTCACGTTATGATAGGAAGCGCCTTGTATTTCTAGAGAATCACCAGTTATCGTTCCTGCAAAATCAGCTGACCTAGCATTTATACTCCCATTGATGTCAACCTCAGTAGTTGCATTTAATTCTATCTCAGGGGCCGTAAGAGATACTTTATTAGCTTGCTCTATATTTATAGCAGCTGTAGTGCTACCAATATTACCTCCATCTTGAAAAGTTATATCAGCCCCCACATTATTAATAAGGTTATCCTGCATATTGAGGTTAGTCGTAGCTATGCAGTTGCCCATATTATCCCCAGCAGCAGAAGGTACGGCCATCCCGCTTCCAGTTATTAATTTGCCGTCAGCTAGCCTAACTTGAATATAAGGGTTAGTTGTAACATCTGTGCTAGCTGTATCCCAAGAAGTCTTATTTAAGTAAACATCTTTAGTGCCTGAAAGTTGGCTCGCCGGGAAACCCCCTAAGACGCTGTCCCCTGTAAATATATACTCTGCTAATTCTGCGGTAGTTATTTTCTTAGTTGAGTAAGGTACGGTACTCGATCCCGCACCAACAGGTAAGTAAAACTCTCCGCTAACTCCTTCATTTAGCCCTAGCCCGACTAATTGAGATATTTTTTTATTTGCCATTTTCCTTATACCTTATCTTTAATATACACTGTTTTAGTAAGGAGAAAGTAGATTTGTTACCAGTAAGTTGTCATTTTCCTGTTGTAAGTAAAATCCATCTTGCTCCACTCCTGAAGGAGTACCTTCTAATAAAATAAAATCTTCTATTTTTTCCATTCCTAAAACGCCACTTATAAACAAACCTTCACTAAAGGTTCCATTTCCTTGATCTGCCTCGGGATAACTCTCTACAGAAAAAGAAGCAGAAAAAGCCTTATTATTGCCAATATCTGTATTGTAATCAAAACTATCGAGCTTAGCATTTAAGAAAGTATATCGCAGAGCTTCTACCTCCGTATTGAGAGGGATAGTCCCAGCGTTTATAGGAGCAGTTGTGCTTTTAGCGCAATTAGAGGGGTCAACTTTTATAGTAAAATTATATCCACTATTGATAGAAAGAAGATCCACTAAACTCCCGCTATTTCCAGATTCTACTAAGCCATCAATAGATAACTTTGCGAAAATCGAACTTGTAGCCCTATTATCTACAGGAAATTTATAAGCTAAACTCTCTAAATTTTCTTTATTCAGGTCTAAAGAAATATCATATGACTGAATAGAAAGTTTATCGAAATCTACCCCAAGGCCTGAAAAAGAGTCCGTAGCAATAGTTATGTCCCCCGGATGAAGAGCTGAATATCCTTCTTCAGCTAAAATACGAGGAATTACCGTTTTGCTTTCAGGGCTAATTTCACCACTCTTTGCTTCTATGCCCGGAGCTTGGAAACCGCTTCCGCTCAGGTCAAAATTAACATTATAAGCAGTATAAGAAACTGAGGCGTCAGGAACAGTACCTATAGCTCCGCGAGTAGAATAGTTTTGTAAATAACAATTCCCAAAAGAAATGACGTGATAATCCGGAGCGTTGGGGTCTATTGATTGATAATTATCAGGATTAATAAAATCTTCTTTAAAATAAAAACTATTAACGTCTCGACCTTCTTGGTTAACGACAACGTAAATGTTCCTGCAGTCTTTATATTGATTGACCGGATATTGCTCCCACGTGGTCTTAGCAACTCTGTTTTTGTTGGTTTCAAAAAAACCGCTCAGTAAAGAAACTGATTGATTTTGGGTATAATAAGATTCCCCACTAAATGGAAAATTATAAAGAGGATAATTTACGTCCAGACCTAGTCTAGCTTCGTTTTTGGTACCGCATAAAAGATAATTAAAAGACAAGTCTATTGTGGGGTAACTTATTATGGGCCGATCCATTGATCGACGTGTGTTTAATTGAGTAACATTAGTATGAGGGACATTAATCGAGTAAGTTATCGATTGTATCCTATCTATAGGATTTAATCGGTTTATTTTTTGAACAAGTGATGAGTCATCATTAACGGGAGGGCCACCGTTATAATTGAAGAAATTATATCCGCTTTCTGGCGCAGGCCCCACAAACAAGGCCTGAGAGTTGTAAATTACAGTTGGCCTTGCCATTACTTATCCCCTTCATAAACACTTGAATAAAGTATTCCCGCTAAAAAATCGTCTACTTGATGTTCTAAAGCTACATCTTGAATCTTTTTAACCCTTTCGTGATTCCTATCAGTGGGCTCAGCTGCATACCTTCCCGCTTTAGCTAGCCAGTTTTCTGGATCTTCATTAGCTATAACAATGTTCGTTATTTCTCGCGCCACTTCTTTTTGCTGCTTACTCAGTCTTTTCCTGCTGTGAAGCTGTCTTAAAGAGGCCTCTACCTCAATATTCAACTTATCTGACAAATTTAAATTATCTTGAATTTTAGATAAACTAAAGTTTAGAGAAGCTTTAGTTCCGATTGGCGTTTTAGTGTCAGTCCCTTTAGGTCCCTTATCCCCTGTCGGCCTTCCGGTCATCTTAGGAGCTTTTGCCCCTCCTATTAGAGGCTCGTAAAGGCCCTCGTTCTTAAGATCTTTAAATTTCTTTTGAGACTCAACAGACTCATCTGCAGTTGGAAAACGGCCAGATTCTATAGCCTGCATTCCTTCTTCGGCGGTAAGCACCCCTAACTCAATTAGTCTGCTATAAATGCGAGAATAGACTGAAGTATCTCTTAGGTCTACATCCTCAAAGTGAGCAGTAGGATAGTTTTTAAAACCGAGCTCTTTAGAAATACGCCTTATTTCAGGCATTAAGAAATTCTCAAGAAATACCCTCCTGCCCTGCTTAAGCCTCTCCATAAAGACTTGAACTTTGATACTTGTATTAGCAAACTTTTCATCACTAAGAAGAATATTATTAAGCCCCATTTGGATATCCTGATTAACTACATCGTACTTTTTAGGGTCAAGGATATTACCAATATCTGGAATTACAAATTTAGCATCTGTGGTATAGTCGGAAATTAAAACACGGCCAACTGACTCGTTTTCGAACAGTTTTTGCATAGCCATTAAGTTCTTTTGGTTAACTCCACCTTCTTCAGGTTTTGTACCCATTGTAACTAAAAGTATGGCTTGGTTAGTGGTTCGAGAAACAGCCATGTCCATCTGTTTCATTTCTTGTTTCCAGTTAATGTCTTCTAGTACTGGATACCCCATTGGAACAGCGAAGGGCTCGTAATCCTGTTTTTTATAAAAAACGGCTACTAACTTATCGGTATCTAACGGAATAGTTATCGCGGACATTCCTACGTTTTTGGTGTCTTCTATTAGTTTTTGAGTTTTTTCTGGAAGATTATCAAACACTTCCCGGTCCTCGTCTGTTTGAGGATGTCTCAGTCTTTGGAGCTCATAATCCGTGACTACTTTGTAATAAATTCCTGTGCTAAAAGAAATACTTCCTTGAAGCTGAATATCCGAAGGATTAAGAATTATATATTTAGCTGGAATTTCTAGATCTTCCGAAGCTTGAGAGATCCCAAAAGTCTGATTGATTTTAAAAACATCAGATTTCTCCATTTTGGCATTAAACCGATAAATAAAGACATTCCCTGAACGGTAGTATTCTCTAAAGAAACGACTCTGCAAATCGTCTATATTTATTTTTTTAAATAGGGTTTCAAAGAATTCTCTAGATTTTTTGCTTCCTCCTGTATAGTAAAGGTTGCTAATAGAAAACTCGGTCATTAAATCAATGGTATTCCTAAAAACCGAAAAATTGTAATATGCCTTTTGGCATAAAATGATAGTATCTCTTACATCAATATTAGAGTTATTCGCAACTCCATGGGAATACTTAAAGGGAATCATCCCGTTCTCTATATTCCTAAACCTATCGGTACGCGGTATATCCGCAGCAGCATTACGACGTGTCCTCGTCTGGGAAGCTCTGGCTTCATGCATCGCCATGAGAGGTTCCGACCCTTGTTCCGTTTTCTTCTTTACCGCCATAATTTACTTTAAATTTACACTTAACCAAGCATTCTGGGAGTAAATGTATGATTAATTTGCTCTTGCTTAGTATTTTTAATGTCATTATAGCATTTAACAGCCCAGTTTCCTAACATTAAAGTTGTGTAATTATCTTTGCGAGCGCGGTTGGAAGAGGTGCTTCTTTTAAGGTGTTGAGGTAAGTCAAAAGTTTGAATGCCTTTTGCAGTAGTTTTCACCTCAACTAAAGCGCATTGCTTCCTTGTTTGGTAAATCATGTCATCTTGGAATTCTATTAAATCCCCTTTGTTTTCATAAGGCATTAATTTTAAAGGAACGGCTTGAGCCGACAACTTATCGAAAAAACTCCCACATGCTGCGCTACGCGAACCAAACCAGATTCTTTTGTGATCTATTGAGGCTTGGAGATATTCGTTAGCCTCTCGCAGAAAAGTACTAGAAAAAAGCTGCTTAAAGCAAATAGTCCCTTCTTTTTCATTATATTGACGTTTTGCGTTCAGGAGAACTTTTTGGTAATCAGTTCCTTTTTTATCACTGTTAAAATCAAAGAATTTTAAATTTATCCTAGAATCTCTAAATAACTCTGCTTCATTAGCACTGTCGATAAATTGATATCCCGCATTATCTATTATAAGCAAAATTATATGAAAATGAGTAACTAAGTAATGAAGGTATTTTATATGATCTTTTAGATCTCCTCCCGCCACTGCATAACTATGAACTAGAGTAGACTCATTCTTTTTTTCATCATCTAATTCTAATACCGACATCGCAAAATAATCAGAACTAGGGCTATTACTAAAACTCGGGTCAATAGCTAAAATATAATTTTTATCAGGCTCTCCTTTAATTAAGGAATGTTGCTTCTCTCCATCTGGGATAGTGCAATCATGCATTTTCTTAGCGCTAAAATAACTGTCACTTCCATCGGTAAATTGAGCACAGTATTCCCGCTGAAAAGAAGAGTTAGAAGAACCTCCCGCCTTCGCTTCTTCAATTACTGTACTGTCTATCATATCTGAAGGGATAGAGTCAAAAGCCATTTGAGAAATAAAATAGCTCGACTGTTGGATATCTTCAGAATAAATATTATTCATCCATTCTTTATAAGTCTTAAAAAGATTCTCGAAACTAAAACTAGCTGAAGAGAGAGCTATCATTTTAGAATTATTTTCAAATTTAATCCTATCTTCTTCTTTCATATCTCCTTTCTTAATTAATCCGTCTTCTATTTCTCTTATTTTTATTCTTTCTGCCATGTCTTGAGGAGCAACCAAAAACGGCATGAGGACTGTTTTGATAGTGTCCTCTGGTAATAATAAAAACTCATCAAGCACTAGGATGTTGGCTCGAAAACCACGAATCTTTTCCCCGCTTAATGGTATGGCTGTTATTGTTCCGTCGTTTATTCTCCATTCAAATTGGTCATTACGTTTAGATTTAGCTCCAAAAGCATGAGCCAACATTTGAGCCTCTTTAGATTCAACTATTTTTTCCAAGTTGTTAAAAATAAATCTAGCTGTACGAAAAGTTGGACCGGCGATCAAAATTTTAGTTCTTGGCTCGAAGACGCACTGAAGGAAACAATAGACTGCAGCTATAAAACTTTTACCACAGCCACGGCCCCAAATACACATACTAAAATTACGATTAAAAAAAGCTTTCAAGGTAATCTCTTGGTATAAAGCTAATTTGATTCCAGACAGAAGCTCTGTAGTAAAACCTAAGTTAGAGCGCATAAATTTCGCTAAAGTTATCTTAGCTTGTCTATCAGGGAGCTCCCCTTTTAAGTCTAAAAGTTCGTCGTTTAAATTGGGGATAGGTTTTTTATATTTATCAGGACAATACCACATTTATAATAATTTTAAATCATACGCCAACTGTAAGTCATATTTTTCTTTTAAGGCTCCGGAAAGTAAAAGTTTTTTTACTATCCTTACGCATTCGTCCCTACCGTTGACAAAAAGGAACTGTATGTGAGGAAATTCTTGAATTAAATCTCTAACGTTATGAAAAATAAAATCAGGGGTAACCCTCGTATTTTTTTTATAAACATGCTTAAGTCGATTAAAAGCTAAACAGTCCGAGAGATTTCTTTCTACTAAAACGACCATGTAAGCCTTTTCTTCTGCGGCTCTATTTATCTCATTTTTAAATCTTTCAAGCCCCGAACTAAGAGTCCCTATTAAGTCAGGAACCGACTTTCTTTCTATATAAGTATTACGAGTCTTTTTCTTATCGTTTAAACAATAGTCTCCAAACTTCAACCCCTTAACTTCCGTAGGGAAATCATTTATAGGTAAAGGGTTTTGTTCGCGAGAATCGATATAAATAAGATGGTCTTTATTAAAAGTTTCTCTATATTTTTTTTTAGTAGGAATTTTTTCAAATTTATTTTTATAACCTATTTCCTCGCATAACTTGTAATAGCTCCCAAATAATTCTTCGTAAAAATGAATAGGCGGAATAGGTAAAGTTCTCAACTCTACTTCCGTGGGGGAATAAACTAACTTTTTTTCTTCCCTTCTTTTAACTAAAAGATTTCGACAATATTCTTGAGCTTCGCAAGAAGTAATTTTTTTTAACCAGCTCTTAAGATTCCTTTTATTGTTAAAGTCCGACGAAAAATATTGCTCCTTATTCTTGAATTTAATTAATTCATTTGTATGTTTATCATAACGAGGATAATAGTCGTGGTAATAATCTCCAATGGATAATTTATGAGCTTTCAGATGAAGGTGCAACCCTCTATCTTTTTCAAATTCTTTATCACAAGATGCGCATTTAACCATTTAAAACTTCTTCCTCGCTAATACCCATGATACGAGATTTAATGTCCTCCATTGAGGATAACCTTTCTATCTCAGACGAGACATTCTTTTTCCGTATCTCCGCTATCTTTATCATTTTATTCCTTGATTCCTCATCTTTCCAAAGTTCTACAAGGTTTAAAATAGAAGCCGATTCTTGGAGCACCTTGCTTAGCCGCTGACTTCTTTTTTCTTTAAGCTCATTGAGTAATTTGGTCTGTCGATTTACGCACTGATTATATTCAGTTTGAGCTGTGTTAATAGCCTCTACTAAGCTCATTGCCATTCTTCGCCCTTCAGTATCTTCAGCGTTTTGGTCTAGTAAAGTTTGAAGTCTTTCTACACGTCTTTGGATGTTAGAAGCAATTACCACTTCTGCCGAAAGAACTATATACTGATCAACCTCTTCTTGAGAGAGATCAGACTTATCCCAAGTATAACGAACGAAACTACTTTCAAAAAGTTCCCTATCAGTTTCTACTCCGTAAGTACCAATTTGGTGGAGGAATCTAAAAGTATGCATGTAAGCAATGAGAGTAGAGAGGTTCCTTTTAATCTTAGTTGTGATTTTCTCTTTATCTATTCCATTATAAACATATTTGTTTACTCTTACTGCAGCGCGAGACTCAGACTTAGGGGGCGCATATCCTCCCTCTACAGGTACGTCTTCATTGCCATCAGAGTATTTTACTTGGTTAGGTATAGTGTTTATAAATTCAGAAACGACTTTATATCTTAAATCTAACGCAGACATCTTGTCATCTTCAAAAAGCAACCGCGCCATTTCCATAGGCTTCATGGCACTGCAATTATTTGTTATAAATTCTTTTTGATCATCGCTGAGTTCAATTTTTTCTTTGGGGTAGTATTTATTGGTAACTTTAGCTTTTAAACTTTTTTCAGCTAAGAATTTTTTTACTGCTCTCCCGTATTTGGACCTTCCGTCCTTCATTTCTTCAGGAATGTCGCCAAACACTAATTCTATTAACTCTTTAACGTAAGGAGGATCGTCAGCCCTTTTATTCCACTCTTCAAGAATTGCTAGCTGTTGCTCATCGTTTAAAGTCACATTTTTAGAACTCATAATATTTCTATCTCTCCGTCCGCTATAATTTTTTTAACTTTAATAATAATAGACTTTTTAACATTTTTAATTTGTTTATATCCCGGCACTCTATTTTTTTCATTGGTTTTATAACCCATTAAGGTTGCGGCTTTTTCTTCAGAAAAATTATCTATATATAAAGCTTTGTATATCTTCCACTCGGCAGGTTTTAATATTTCCTTCATTTTCTCATGAAGCTTATCCATTAAAGACAATACATCTATGTTTGTATATTCTGTCATATTAATTTCGGACGCATGATCATGTATAGAAACTGGGAGCTTAGCATCGTAGGCTTGTTTTTTTGTTCGTGACCAATTGGCAAAAAGCGGGCAAGCGTCGGATTGTTTGCCGTAAATGTAACAGAGGTCTCCAGCTTCGGCCGCAGCGCATTTTAAACAAGGGCGACAATAGTTGCCGTAATTATTCCTAATAAGATTTTTTATCTGATTAGATATAATTCTGTTGATCCACGGATTAAGAGGTTTATGTGGATCATATAAATGCCACTTCTTAAATATATGAATTCTTAG